GTAAATACTTTTAAAATGTTGTCAAGTACTTTCGTAATTAAACTTAAACAATTGGAGAACAACATGAATAATATTACACCGATGTTTCAAAATAACACAGCACTACAAGCTATTAAAGATAGAGGCTATGGCTCAGCAGGTTTTGATATAGCTGTTGCACCGTTGACGTACACCGCCACCCAGTATGGTGACGCACTACCAAGCAGTAAATCTGTTATCTATCGCACCGATACTGGTGAAGAGTTAGGTATCCACGGTCATGGCTACAAACCTGTAGCACCTAAGCACATGATAGATGTTACTAGGAATATCATTGAGCGTTCTGACCTATCTATCAATGGGATGGAGGAGACTATTAGAACCTCACACAATGGTGCTAGAACCTTTGTACAATACAAGCTACCAGAGCATACCTATAGAACTAGTGACGGTGACGAGGCTAGTCTGAGTCTGTTATCTATATCATCCTTTGATGGTACGTGGCCGTTCATGATTAGTGCCGCCGCAATACAACACGCGTGTACAAATCTTCAAGTCTTTGTAGGTGGTGAAGTGTCAGTGTTCAAAGCTAAGCACACTAGGTCACTAGACATTGAGCAGGGCGGTAGGATTATTACTAAGTCTTTAGATCTCTTTCACAATCAGCGTGACCTATGGCAACAGTGGCAGGGTAGAGCGTGTAGTAATCTAGAGGCGTTTAGATTCTTTGCCGAAGCACTCAAGTGCAAGACAGCTTTAGATTTAATAAAGAAAGGCGTTACTAACCCTACTGATATACTGTTTGATATGCCTAGACGTAACACTAGTCTTCAGTATATGTGGAATATGTACAATGCAATCTATTCTAAACGTCTTGGCAATAACTTCTGGGCTGTGTATAATGCTATGACAGATTGGTCAACACACTTTGAAGCCCCTCGTTCTTCAAGCATGGCGAACATTGCATCAATACAGAACGATAGACAAGAGGTTGTAAGACAGACCCTAAATGCTCACACTTTCTTATCGGTTGCGGCATGAAGATACCAGAGAAAGTATTCAGTATAGATTCACTGGCGCATCGAAAGGTGCGTTATATTCTAGATAAACCTAGTCAACTACAGGACGCAGTGTTAGATATTATTGCAGACGGTAAAGTTAAATGGACTGTTAAGCAATGGAAAAAACTAGTAAGTGATATAGAATTATCTGACCTAACAGTAGGTGAGTACCTTAATCAATTTAATAAAAGGAAAACAAAATGACAACAGGATTTGGAGAAAACTTTTTAACTATAAACTATAGGCTAGGTGTAGGGTTTGACTTTGAGTTCGCCGATAGCAGGGCTGTGTGGATTACCAATAGCCTGACTGAAGAGATCAATGCGGCATCCTTTGAGGGTGTCGTAATCATGCTACCCTTTACAGTGATAACCTTTGGTAAGATATGGACGGAGGACTAGAGAACATGGGTGACGCAACACATGGCGGCAAAGGTGATCGTGCAAGGAGCGTAAACTTAAATAGGTTTAACGATAACTACGATGCGATCTTTAACAAACAACAGACGGAGGTAGTAGATGGAGAAGGTAAAGAAGCTAACAGTGAGTGCCTTGCAAAGGGTGACCAACTGGGTGGAGAAAGAAACAATAGTAATGAAGAGCAAGTTTGAATCAAGGTTTATAAAAACAATAAGAACTGCTGTTATATTGTCGTGTGTTTTAGTTCTTATAAATGTACTGTTAGTATTAAAGGGGTAAGCTATGCTTGATATAATTCTAGGAGTGTTAGTGTTAGTAGCACTGGGGTGCGGTATTAGATTGCTATACGAATCTGAGCTAATGATAGATGAACTCAAGAAAGAAAGGGAGGATGATAATGTTTGAAGAGATGTTTAGTACAGACCCATCACCGCAAGCGATAGGTACATCAAAGGCGGCAAGAGATGTGGCAGACGGTAAGGTTCTTTTAAGCGTAGCCTGTAAGCAGTATGGCGTGAAGGAACAAGCAGTCATACAGTACATCATTGACAAGACTGAGTACGAAACAACGCTCGACATAATCAACGGCAACAAGGACACAGATTCAATTGGAAACAAATAAAGCTTGGCATATTTGAACAACTGTGGTACACTCCACACTTAATTTTAACCACCAAAGAGGAAAGTAACATGGCTATATTAGAAGGCACAGCGTACTGGGCATCGGTCACTACACCGAACACGACCTTTGAACCTACGTACTCAGTAAACTTAGTTGTAGATGAAGCCACCGCTGAGGATTTTAAAGCGCGTGGATATAACATTAAGCAGATGGACGAAGGCCCATCCATTGTAATTAAACGGAAGGTCGAAGGTAGAGACGGAACAGTGCGTGACGCGCCTAGACTTGTTGACCAGTACAAGAACCCGCTCGACACTAAGGTAGGCAACGGTTCTTTAGTTAAGGTGCAGTACAATGAGTGGGAAACCACTAACAAGTACGGCTCTTTCAAAGGCTTAGACTTCCAAGCTATGCAAGTGATAGACCTTGTTGAAGTTGGTAGCCCTGATGGTGCTGAGTTTGAAGCGGCTGAAAGTGACATGGAGGATGAACTATAATGGGAATTGTTACAGTAGAAGATGTTAAGTACGAGTCAGACCTACTCTCAGACGAGGGTCGGGCAATACTATCTCACTTAATAGAGGCAGACAAGCAGGGTCAAAGCGCATCAATTACAGTGGGGCTTATGCGAGCCGCGAGTATAAAGTTGATTGCTGACCTTAAAGATAACCACCTCACGGACGAGGCCATTGCAACAGAGGAAGTTGAAGTAACTGAGGAGTAAGCCGAATGGCTTTCGTTAAACTGCACCAACCCTGTCAGGATGATTCATGTGGGTCTACTGACGGGGCTTCCATCAATTCAGATGGGTCGGCCTACTGTTTTGTTTGTAGGAAATATTTTCATAGTTATAGTACAGCGGAAGTACACCAACCAGATACCGCAAAGGATTTAAAAGGGTATCAAAGGAAGACCCCGATGGAGAATAGTTCAAGAGTCTCCTCTTCACCCAACCCTACCGCTTCTTTTAACGAACTGACTGACCGCAAGATAAGCTTAGCTACAGCTAAGAAGTTCGGTGTTAGATCAACTACAGTTAACGGTAAGATTGATAAGCATTATTACCCGTATTACAATGGACACGAGTTAGCAGGAACTAAAATTCGTATGCAGAATAAAAACTTTTCTTGGGCAGGAAGCTCAAAAGAAGTTGGCTTGTTTGGAGAGAATCTATTCAAAGCGGGTGGTAAGTTTATAACATTAACAGAAGGCGAGTGCGATGCAATGGCCGCTTACGAACTTATGGGTAGTAAGTGGCCTGTCGTATCTATAAAATCAGGAGCGCAAGGAGGCGTTGCTGATGTTAAGCATAGTCTTGAGTACCTTGAGTCATTTGATTCTGTTGTCATTAACTTTGACAACGACAAGGTGGGCAAGGATGCCGCTCAAGCAATTGCAAAGCTACTAACACCTAAGAAAGCTAAGATAATGACGTTGCCTGTGGACTACAAAGACGCTAACGATATGTTGCGTCAAGGTAGACACGCCGCATACGTCAGTTCTTTTTGGGATGCTAAAGTCTATACGCCTTCCGGTGTATTAAATCTATCTGATCAGTTTGAAGCCTATCAACAGCTAAGACTAGAAAAGAAAACAGCTATACCTTACCCATGGCGTGGTCTTAATACTAAGCTAGAAGGTATGAGAGCAGGTGAGTTAGTCACCCTTACAGGTGGAACAGGCTTGGGTAAGTCCTCAGTAACCAGAGAGATTGAACACTGGTTGATTAATAATACAGAAGATAACGTAGGTGTTGTAGCACTGGAGGAGAACTGGTCACGTACTGCTGAAGGTATCATGGCAGTAGAGGCTAACGCTAAGCTTCACCTTGATAGTGTCAAGGCTCAATACACAGACGACCAGTTAGATGATTGCTTTAAGAAAGTCTTTATGGGTGACAACGATGGTCGTGTTTGGATTCATGCACATCACGGTGTTAATAACCTAGAAGACATCTTCAGTAAGCTACGCTATATGATCATCGGTCTAGATTGTAAATGGATTGTAGTTGATCACCTTCACATGTTAGTTTTAT